TGACCCATACAGCAACAGCACCAGCGGCACTGTCCGAGTCGTTGCATTGCAATCTGTAGACGTAGCAGTACGTCACGCAGTGAGCTTCGCATTCGGTAACGACGGAGCGTAAAGCTGACGAAGCCCCTCACCTTCGGGTGGGGGGTCTTCCTTTGGAGGTTGAATGAAGTATCAAGTAATGAAGCGATGTGTCATCAAAGGTTCCACATGGAATGTTGGCGACATTGTTGAGAGCGGCAAAGATTTTGATGAGGCTGACGTTAAAGGCTTGATGGGCATTGAGCGGATTGTTCCGTATGCCGAGCCTGAGAAGACGGAAGACCGATCTATTGGTTTAGGTGAAGACAAGCCTCGAAGAAGAACCCGTAAGAAGGCTGACTAATGGCTGTAGAGACTGCGGATGACAGGCTGTTAATGCTGACTGACTTTGGAATAGACGTGTCATACACGCTCCAAGGCGGTTCTGCGGTCACATATAAGGCTATCGTTGATAACGATTACGAAGGCGTCCAAGCGGGTGGAACGGTTGCATTTGCAGTCAGCCGCCCCCGTTTACTTATGAGGACAGCCGACATATCAGCGGCAGCAGAGGGCGATACGGTCGCTTATGAGGGCAGTACCTACACAGTCAACATTGTGATGGCTGATGGCACTGGGATGACAGAGCTTATGGTGAGCAAAAACTGATGGCGCATGTACGGCAGTTAATCAGGGAAAACATAGAGACCACCCTCACTGGTTTAACAACCACTGGGTCTCGAGTCTTCGCTAGTCGAGTTTATCCGATAGCGGCTGACAACCTGCCTGGTCTGGCCTTGTACACGACAGATGAAACCACTGAGTACAACACTGTCGGCTTGCCCAGAACGCAGATTCGCACCTTGTCGGTGACTGTAGAGGCGTATGTTCGTGGCAATGCGAACTATGACGATTCATTAGACACGATCTGTTCTGAGATTGAAGTAGCCTTGTATACCGACCTGACGAGAGGTGGGTACGCGAAAGACACAAAGATTACAGCTATGGATGCTGAGTTCTCTGGTGACGGAGATCAGCCCGTGGCAAGAGCGACACTGCGTATTCTTGTTGATTACGCAACTAAAGAAAACGATCCAACAACGGCGGTTTAACATGGTCGAAATGGAATATAACGGTTCAATCATTCGTGTCTCTTTAGACCGAGTTGAATACCTAGAATCAAAGGGCTGGGTTCGGACGGACGCTGCTATTGATGAAACCTCCGCAGAAGCGGAAGAAACTGATAAATCCGAGGAGGATTAACACATGGCTACGCATACCGGTAATGATGGGGTAGTTAAGATCGGTGCAAATCAAGTTGCAGAAGTCCGTTCTTTTACCCTAAATCAAACTGCTGATACGGTTGAAGATACGACGATGGGCGATACCGCTCGAACATTTAAGCCCACGCTATCTTCAGCAGACATTTCTCTTGAAGTGTACTGGGACGAAACGGATACAACCGGACAGGTTGCTTTGGGTGTTAGATCAGAAGTAACGCTTGATCTATACCCAGAGGGCGATGACTCTGGTGACACGAAATACAGTGTTCCAGCAATCGTAACAGGATTCTCAATCAACACATCTTTTGATGGAATGGTTGAGGCTTCTATCACTGCTCAAGCTACAGGCGCTATAACAACGAGTACCGTTTAATGGCAGGACTAATAGATAAAGCGGTTGCTCATTTTAGTAGCCGCGAAATAAGAAGTATGGATGTTCCCGAATGGGACACAACGGTATACACCAAAAACCTAACCCTTGATGGCAAGTCTCGCCTAGCGAAACGTGCTGATGGGGATACTTGGGACTACTTGGTTTATGCCTGCATATTCGCCTTAACTGATGAACAGGGAGAGGCAGTATTCACGTTAGAAGACAAGGTTAAGCTCAAAAAGAATGTTGACCCTGACATCATTGTTCGTCTTGGCAATTTCGCTTTAGGGATTGTGGGCGATGACGAAGAGGAACGTGAAAAAAACTGATTGATGACCAAGGGGAGCCGACTGATCTGTTCTTAATGTTTGAACTAGCTAGTCGCCTTGGTCAGCCGCTCTCAGTTGTGTTGGATATGACGGAGAACGAGTTTAACCACTGGTTCACATACTACCGTGTAAAGCAGGAGATGGTGGATGGCAACAGGCGCTGAAATTCAGGTACGGGCAACCGTCAAAGACCAGATAAGCAAGCCGCTTGATCGCATAAACACCAAGATGCGCGATACGGCTAAGGCTGGTAAAGACCTTAACGGTACAATGCGTCTGATGCGCGGTGGCGCTGGTCAGTTAGGACATCAGGTTCAGGACGTTGCTGTACAGCTTCAAATGGGCACTGACGCGATGATCGTCTTTGGTCAGCAGGGTTCTCAGGTTGCCTCTCTCTTCGGCCCCAAGGGAGCGATGCTTGGCGGTATTCTTGCCGTTGGAGCCGCAATCGCTGGGCCTTTAGTTAAATCTCTGACTCAATCAAATGATCTCATTGAAGAGTTGGAGAAGAGCGCAAGAGAAAGCACCGCTTCGCTTCACGAGCTTAGTGGTGCTCAGAGAGAAGTTGCAAAGCAGGTTTTGCTTGAGCGAGAGAAGGAGCTTCTTGACGCTGTAACACAGGCAAGAGAAAGCCTTGAAAAAGCCGAGGAGCGTCAAACCCAAAAGTCCGTTACCAAGACTCGTGGTGGAGTAAATCAAAACGCCATCGCATTTGAGCGAGCCGAGGAAGCTGTTGATAACTATAAAATACAGCTTGGATTGGTTGAGACGGAGTTAGAAAGAGTCCAAACAGCCTTGTCAGGCGTCGATCAATCATTAGTTGAAGCCAATAAGGCGCTAGAGCTTCAAGTTGCCACTTATGGCATGAACGAATTGGCTGCCGCTGCGTATGAAGCCCAACTTGATGGTGTTATAACGGCTGAAGAGCGTTATCAATTACAGTTATTGAGTCAGCTTGAAACACTAAACGCGGTCGAAGAGGCTAGGGACGAGGCAAGAAAGAAGCGTGAAGAAGACATAAAGGCCGCTGAAGACCTTGCTGATGCGGAAGCCGCTGCTTTCCAGGTTGTAACTAAAGCTCAAGAAAAAAGGTTCTCCGATGATGAGAAGCGCAGAGCCAAAGAAGCTGCCGAGGAAAAGAAGCGTAAAGATACTGCTGTTGGGAATCTTAAAGACAACCTCATGTCTTTGGACTCTAATAACAAGAAAGTTTTTGCGGCTCAGAAAGCGTTTCGCATGGCTGAAGCAACAATGGCCGCCTTTCAGGGTTATAACCAAGCTATTGGTGCTTTCCCTCCCCCATTAGGGCAGATACTTGGCGCTACGACATTCGCTTTGGGCATGGCAAACGTCGCTCAAATCAAAGCGCAGAGCTTTGAGGGCGGCGGCTTTACTGGGCATGGTGCCCGCGCTGGTGGCCTCGACGGTAAGGGTGGTCGGATGGCTATGGTTCACCCAAATGAGACCATTATCGACCACACAAAGGGTGGAGCGGGCGGGATCACCGTGATAAATAACGTAGATGCTCGCGGATCTGGCGCTGACGTAGACCAGAAGATCAAATCAGCTATGGCGCAGACATCTCAACAGACTATAATGACTATTCAGGATTTGATGCGGCGCAGGAGATTTGTGTAGATGACCACTTTCGCGTTCCCAAGCATCACTCCCACGACGAATACGTTTGAGCTTGTAGCCAACACCCGCACGTTTCAGTCGCCGCTAACCAATGCAGTGCAAACGTCATCTCGCAAGGGTTCGCTGTGGAAGGCCAGCTTACAATTCAACAACCTTTCTGGCGATGATCGCCAAGAGATGCAGGCGTTCTTGGTTAAGCTCAACGGACAGCAGCACAGATTCACCCTTCACGACCATTCCTATACTCGAAGGGGAGCAGGTGGTGGCACATTGTCAATCAACGGCGCTAGTCAATCAGGAACCGCGCTGGTGTGCGATGGTGCGACTGCTAACGTCAACAACTACCTGAGAGCGGGCGACTACATCTCGTTTAACAATGAATTGCACATGGTAGTGGTCGATGCTAATTCAGACGCATCGGGTAACGTCACCTTGTCGATTGCACCCCCTATCAGAAAGACACCAGCGGACGATACTGTTGTGGACTACCTAACACCGGTCTCTGGGGTGTTTATGCTCGCAGGCCCAGCGTCATGGGACACTCAACCAGGAATCATATCCAGCTTCACGATTGAAGCCGTTGAGGACGTTCTAGCATGAGTCGCGGCTTCCCATCAGCGGTTCTAACGGCGCTATCGTCAGATCACGTCGCGCTCGTCACGTTTGCCAAGTTGGAGTTCCCGTCTGGCACTATTTACCTGCACAACTCCATCGGCACATACACTTGGGGCGGGAATGATTGGCTGGGCACTGGCGACCTTGGCGAGATCAGCCAGCTTGAAGAAGGCGCACAGATCAGCCCGTACAAGATCACGCTCTCACTCTCTGGATTAGACGCAACGATCTCAGGTGCTGCGCTCACTGAAGACTATTACCTTCAGCCTGTCACGGTTTACATTGGAGTTCTGAATGCAAACGATGTACTGATTGCTGACCCGACTATCGTTTGGGAAGGCGCAATGGATCAGATGGAGCTAAGTGTCGGCGCGGCTGACGGGGATGTAATTGTCCTGACTGCTGAGTCTGAGCTTGCCCGTTTTGATAAAGCCTCGAACCTGAAGTATACCGACGCGCAGTTGCAATCTGACTCCGCTGGTTCTCTGGGTTTTGAGTTCATGGCTGACATCGAGGGGGCAAAGATTCGGTGGGGTGATCCAAACTCTGATGCTGTTGCGGGTGGGCCTGCCAACCCGAACATCTACGACAACATCAACGTGAATCCAACTTTCTGATGAGAGTTCATGCCGCACTCAACAAGTGGCAAAAGCGCGATTTCAAATATGGCGATGCCGACTGCTGTCAGTTCATTGCCTTTGTTGTCAAAGAGCTAACGGGTAAAGACTATTCTGCTGGGTTTCAGTATGAGTCGGAAGCGCAGGCTGAGTTACTGGTGGGGAGAGAGGGTGAGCTTGTCGATTTCATCGGCAGTATATTGGGCGAACCGAGCGACGAATTGAAGGACGGCGACCCGTGTATCGTTGCCGCGCCGATTGTCGGTCAGGTTTGTGGTATTAAATTGAGAGACAAGGTGGTCTGCTTGACAAGCAAAGGGTTCGCACAGATCCCCGACCGCTATCTCGTCTCAGGATGGAGCGTTTAAGTGCCACAGGTAATTGTAGCTGCTGGTCTAGCGATTTATAAAGTCGGGTTGGCGACCGTTGCCGTTGTGGGCGGGGCAAGCGCGGCTGCTACAGCTTCAACTTTTGTTGTGATGGCTGCGGGAACAGCGGCGGTTGTTGCTGGTGCGGCTCTTGCGAATGCGGCAATGAAGGCATTGATTCCGGATTTGTCAATGCCACAGCCTGACACAGACAGATCTCGACAGCAGACGGTTAGGGGTACGATTGAGCCTCAGAAAATGGTCTATGGCGAAGCCTTGGTATCTGGCCCGAT